CCTTCCGTATTAAACGTAACGCTACCTTTGGTAACACAACGACTCACCTTAGTCAGATGGACTACGAAGAATATCTTTCTAGACACATCGACGACGAGTATAACTCTACAGATACAGGTATCAGGGCTGTGCCACGTAGGGTGATCCGCACACCTAACTTAGAGTTCATTGTGTACCCTTCCCCTAAGGAAGCCTACGAGCTTGTGTATGAGTACTACGCGCTGCCAGTGGACCTTATTTTGTACAGCGATGTACCATCTGTGCCTAACGCCTTTCGTCATATCATCACTGAAGGTGCGTCTGTTTACATGTATAACTTTCAGTCCGATACAGAAAGCCAAGACAGAGCCTCCTCTAAGTTTACTAACCAGATACAAGACATGCGTAAGGTCTATATAAACCGCTACGAAGATGTACGTGACACACGAGTAGGCCATAGTCCAACAGCAGCAGGGAACAACTAATGCCAATACGTTGGGAAACATTCCCTGTTGAGCTAACGGGGGGTCTTGTCTCTAACCTATCGAGGTTACAGCAGGGCCTCAAGCAACCAGGATCAGCACGACTTCTTCAGAACTTTGAGCCATCCACTAAAGGTGGCTATCGTCGTATCAACGGCTTTACTAAGTACGACGACAACCCTGTACCTGCTTACGGCTCTGTGGTTGCACAAGGTTCTGGTCAATCAGGAACTACTTTTCTAGTGGCAGACACACATGAGTCCCCTGTTGTAGGTGACACGTTTACTGTAGCTGGGGTCGCTGGTACGTACACTGTCACAGGTGTTACCTTCAGTGCTGCTAACAAGTCAGCTACCCTTACGATTACTCCTGCTCTGGACTCTAGCCCTGCTGATAAAGCTGTGGTTACGTTTATACTCGGTCAGTCACGTATTGAAGGTGTGTACTACTCAGGAGCTGGCAGTGTTGCTTACACTCTAAGAGGCGGCACAGTGTGGCGTAGCAGTGGTGTAGGTTGGACTAAGGTCAGCACTCCAAGCTACGGTTCTCCCCTTGTTGCTTCTGGCTCACAGACAGGGACAACACTCGATGTAGACGCTATTGCCTCGGACACCTACGTGCCTCAAGTAGGAGACACCTTTAGTGTGGCTGGGGTAGAACTCGTTTACACGATAACAGAGTTACCTACCGTTTCTTCTGGTGCGTCTACTCTAACTATTACTCCTGCTCTTGACTCCGCGCCTGCAGACAATGCTGCTCTTACGTTCCTGAGTGCTTCGCATACAGGGGGTATAAGAGCAAGGTTCAGAGAGTTTAACTTCAACGGCACACTTAAGACTTCTATGGTGGACTCAACAAATAACCCAGCTGTGTTTACAGACTCCACCTACAGGACGATACAAGGTGTTTCTGACATCACTGGTGCTCAGTTTGTGGAGGAGTTTAAGAACCATATGTTCTTTGCTAAGTCAGACCTAGTGTCTTACAGTGCTCCCTTTGCAGAAGAAGACTTTGAATCCGGTAACGGAGCAGGGAACTACAGGTTGCCTTCTAGTTGCTCAGGTTTGATTACCTTTAGAGAGCAGCTTATAAACTTTTCTCAGACGGATATACGTAAGCTACTCGGTTCAAGTTTATCTGACTTTGCTATTACCTCGGTTACTGCTGACATTGGGTGTGTCTCTGGCGATACAGTACAGGAGGTTGGTGGTGATGTAATGTTCCTCGGACCTGATGGTATTCGGTTTCTTGGTGCCACTGAGCGTATCGGTGACTTTAACCTTTCGTCAGCATCGCGCCAGATACAGGAAGACCTAGTGTCTTACATAGAAACCTCTGCTGTATACACGTCAACTGTCATCAGAGAAAAGAACCAGTATCGTATTTTTAAGTACAAGCAAGGATCAACCAAAGCAAACTCCAGAGGCTACATAGGTGTTCAGTTCCTCGACCAGAACGCACAGAGCATTAACTGGGGAACTTCCCAAGGTATAAAAGCCTACAGGTCCTCGTCTACCTACGTGGCTGATGTAGAAGTTTCGTTGTTTAGTAACGACGATGAGTACGTGTACCTTCTAGAGTCCGGTAATACGTTTGATGGCGAGCCTATTGTAAGCCGCTACTACACACCGTTTATGGCTGTATCTGATCCTCGTCTACGTAAGACAGCTTACAAGGTGGACACCTACTTTGATCCTGAGGGGTCTATAGCTGGTGCACTTACCCTGAGGTATGACTTTAATAAGCCAGGAAAGATTCAACCTACATCTGTACCTATCTCAGGTGGAGGCTCTTTCGCACAGTATGCCACGGCTATATACGGGACCAGCACTTATGGTGGTAACCCTGATACATCTTTCGAGAGTCGTGTTGTCGGTTCTTTCTTTACCGTAAGCCTACAATATGAGTTTGAAGGCGGACCTCCTTTTGTACTAGATACAGCAATACTTGAATACTCAACCGAAGACAGGAAATAAAATGGGAACTGGTTACGTAAGAAACGACACAGCAAATAACATCGCTGATAGTAACGTCATTGACGCAGCTGATCTTGATGGTGAATTTGACGCATTGGTAAGCGCTTTTAACAGCGCTGCCGGTCACACACACGATGGTACTGCTGCTGAGGGTGGTGCTATCACAGTGTTTGGACCTGTCCAAGACTTTATTGGTGGCTCGGGGGACTTCTCTCCTAAGACTGGCAGTGCGTATGACTTAGGTAAAACTGCTGTACGGTGGGCAACAGGGTACCTCGACGACCTTGTTTTAACCACTGCACTCCCTGTAGCGCAAGGTGGAACAGGTGCTACGTCTACTGGGGCTGCTCGTACAGCTCTTGGAGTTGGTATAGGTACTAACGTACAGGCTTACGATGCCCAGCTAGACGACATTGCTGCTCTTGCAGTTACCGATGGTAACATAATTGTAGGTGATGGGTCTACCTGGGTTGCTGAAAGTGGTAGCGCAGCTCGTACTTCCCTTGGTCTAGCTATTGGTTCTGACGTACAAGCGTACGACTCAGTGCTTGATAATACCACTGCTTCTTACACCTCTGCTGAAGAGACAAAGCTCTCTGGTATCGAAGCCAATGCCGACGTAACCGACGTAACTAATGTTACTGCTGCTGGTGCCCTTATGGATAGTGAGGTAGATGCAGACCTTAAGACATTTGCACTCCCTGCTAACACAACCATATCAGCTTTTGGTAAAACTCTTGTAGATGACGCCAATGCTGCTGCTGCTCTTATTACCCTAGGGGTCTCGTCTACTGCTGCCGAGCTTAACTACGTAGACGGTGTCACGTCTTCTATCCAAACACAGCTAAACCTTTCTGCGGGTGCATCGTCTTCGGCCCTTGGTGTTTTAAACGTATCATCTGCCGCGCTGGAAAGGTTCGACCTAACAGCGCAAGGCACCGGAGCGGGCAACGTCATCCAAGGCTTTGCGTCAGACCCGTACACCGGAGAACTGTTTACGTTACATGTGTCCGGCGACCCAGAAACATCTATCTTGAATAAGTTTGAAGCTGACGGACGGAGAACACAGACGTCAGTAAGATGGAACTCAACCGCGACAAACACAGTAGGGCACCAAGAGCTTGATATCTCTTGGGATAAAGATGGAGAAAGATGGTTGTGGACTGCGGAAAACTACGCAGCAGAGACCCACGCTACTCGATACATTAAGCGATTTAAAGTCGCGGACGGTGCAGGCACGGAACTGACAATATCAGATCAGCAACAGTTTCAGGTCTGGGGCGATGACGTAACAGGTGACAGCAGCTCAACGGTGGCCGTGTCTTTGGACGGCAAGTACCTTGTGACGGAGCACACAGGAGCAGGCAATACAAACCGCATTCGTGTTTTCGATCTGCCTGCTATGATGTTGGGCGGCGCAGGAGATTACTCAACCGCGCACCTTATCGAGTGGACTGTTGACCTAAATACTACAACCTACCCCCTGCAATCGTTGGCTTGTGACGGGTCCGCTGTGTACATCTTTGCGGGAAACATTGCCACTGGTCCTACACTTAAAGTGTTTGTCTACACAATGGCCGGAGCACTTATCCAGGAAATAGACGACTTTACAGTGGGAGAATCTGCCGCTCGTGCTGATGACACGGGAACAGACGCCTATGAGTTCGAGGGCGCAGGCTGGATTTGGCACGGCGGAACCGCACGTCTTGCGATTAGTATCGCGTCTGGTGACGCGGGCAGCAGGAAAAACCGCATCTGGGTTCTTGGTGCTGGGTTGCCAATAACAGGGTACGGTGGCGGAAACGTGCCGTCGTTTATATCTCAGGGTGGTAATGATTTTGCCACACCAGACGGCGAAGTGCTTCGGCTGGGTCACTACAATCAAACGACGGACACATTCACAGAGGCGGCTTCTTTCGCAACAGACGGCGAGCTGACATTCAAGGGCAAGTCTGGGACGTGGACACCTGTTATCTCAGACGCAGCAACGGGTGGCAACATTGGTTCAGCTACCGTTGCTGATGCGACTTACGTAGACTTGGGGGGCATACTGCACGTTAAGTTTAAGCTAACCAACATCGACACCTCTGGAATGACAGGGGCAAACAACCTTTACATCCAAGGTTTACCTACTGCTGCAGCTACCGACAGTGACGGCATAATCAGCTACTCACATTTCACACCAGACGGCTCTGGAATGGGGCTTGTGCCTTCTGTTGATAAGGGGACAACGGTCTTGTTTATTAAGGAAATGATCAGCGGCGGCGTGTATATAAATGCTAATGTTAGTCAGTTTGCATCTGGCACCGCCGACATATGGATAACAATGTTCTACCCAACATAAGGAAGTTGATAGTGTCCCTTGCACTCACAAGAACAATAGACTATACTACAACACAAAGAAGGTAATATGAATGTCAGTAGCAACAATACAAGCTCGGTTAAACACTCTGACTCCACAGCTTGTGGACAACCCATCGTTGCAGCCTCAGGTTGACCAGCTGATCTTAGACCTTCAGGCTGCTGAACAAGAAGCTACAGCTGCTGAACAAGAAGCTGCAGCTGCTAACGCTGTGGTCTACGATCAAGTGCAAGCAGCGCAACAGGGGATGGTTGTAGACGCAAACTCAAACCCTGAAGCTCTTGTTACACAGACACCTGTAGCTACAACAGCGGTCAGTCCTGGTCAACTTATTGACGCTGCTATTGGTCAAGCCCCTGCTGCACCTACTGCTGCTATACAAACTGTAGCTCCTGCTGATGTTGTAGAAGCTGAAGTACCAGAACCTCTTGCCACTAACACGATGGACGCTGCTCTCGCTTCAGCTGAGGCAGAAGGTATCATTGACCAAACCGAAGCTGCTACTGCTGCTCCCTCTGCTAACACTACAGTACAAGGTCAGCTCACTAAGCTCATGCAGGACTTTGAGGGTGGAGAGTCACCTGTGTGGGCTTCAGGCGCTATGCGTCAAGCTATGGGTGTCATGCAAGCTCGTGGTATGGGAGCCTCCAGTATAGCTGGTGCTGCTGTCGTACAGGCCGCTATGGAGTCAGCTATCAGTATTGCCTCTCAGGATGCAGACACTACTGCACAGTTTGAGATGCAGAACCTGAACAACGAACAACAGACTACTATCTTTAAAACACAACAACGAATGACCTCTCTGTTCACGGACCAAGCTGCAACTAATGCTTCCCTTCAGTTCAATGCTACAAGTAAGAACCAGACAGATCAGTTCTTCTCTAACCTACAGGCCACTGCTTCGCAGTTTAATGCTGCTCAGGTTAACGCTATCATGCAGTTTAACTCTGGTGAGACTAACGCAATGGAGAAGTTTAACACGACACTCATGGCACAGCGAGACCAGTTTAATGCTCAGAACTCTCTTGTCATCTCACAAGCAAATGCCCAGTGGCGTCAGTCAGTAGCTACCTCTGCTACCGCTGCTCAGAACATATCTAACCTAGAGTACACTAAGAACACAAACGCTATCACTGGTGCAGCTCTTGATCAGATTTGGCAGAGGGAACGAGACCTAATGGACTTTGCTTTCAAAGGTTCTGAAAGTCAGCTGGACCGTGCTAACTCTATCATGCTTGCAAAGCTAGGTGATAAAAACCAGATAGAAGCTCTAAAACTACAAGAGGAGATGGCGGGTGATAGAGCTACCAGTGCTTTCTTAGGTAACATCGCAAGCAGTCTCCTCTTTGGATAAGGAATAAAAGATGATCGAGAACTCAATCAAACAGTT